AAAGTTGGGAGACCGCTAAAATATAAAACAGTTGAAGAGATACAGCCTTTAATCGATAAATATTTTAAAGATACACCAAAAGAAGAGCAGGCAATAACTGGGCTAGCATTAGCCTTGGATACTTGCAGGGTGACTCTTTGTGAGTATGAAGGAAGAGACGAATTTGCTAACACAATAAAAAGAGCAAAGGGCAGAATTGAGCTAGCATATGAGCAAAGAATGATAAAAAGAGGTAATGCCGGTGACATTTTTGGATTAAAAAATCTAGGTTGGGCAGATAAGCAGGAAATAACACAACATCACACGGGAAGCTTATCACTTGGCAAGGCCTTCGAAAGCCTAAAAGATGATAATGATAACTAACACTTTATACAAGCCACTCAGTACAGTGGCTTTTATGCTAATGTTAGTTATAAAGAGTTGATACTTCGCATAATATACAATATGTAAAGTCTCATAACATTAAGAGAAGTCAAGAAGTTATTAGCTAATATTAGCCAATCAATCTAATATTGACTAACATTAGCCAACTGGAGCAGAGAATAACTAATATTAGTAAAAAACGAGCTTTCGACATATACGAGCGACCCCCCGAACGCGATTCGCCTTTAACATATATCGGACAAAACTAGATTGCACAATTTTTCACGATTGACTTGACAAAATGTCAATAAATCAGTATTACAAGTTCTTTTTATTCTCATGCAACCCACGATGACACAAAAAACAAAGTGTTTCCAAATTATCCTCCACACTAGAATCTCCATCCTTATGATGTAATTCTACAGAATATCCATTATGACGACCATTCCCACAAAGAACACATCTAAAGTCATCTCTAGTTAAAACTTTCAACCTTGTACCAGCACTAATCCCTTTAGCACTATATTTTTCCCAAGCCTTCTTTTTCCGATAAACCATTCTACCAGATTTAATCGCAACAGCTTTTCCTTCAGACTTTGACCGAGTTATCCCCAGTTTACTAACATATTTACATATATTTCTACCAGACACAGTAATTTTATATTTACTAAAGAAATATTCAGCAATTTCATTAGTGCTTTTTCCACCTAGATATAGTTTTCCTATAAAAGTATCGAGATCTTCGATACCAATATTATAGCAATCATACCAGAAACCTTTTTTATAAACTCGTTTACGCATAAATTTATATATATTAATAATTAAACTTCTTATAATCATAATATATTAAGCGAACTAAGAAGTCAAGACTGCCATGTCTCAACAAACAATAAAATCACAAGAACAACTCCTACTAGAACAAAAACTACCGCAATGGCGTAAATCACCTCTCGCATTCATAGAAGATATGTGGAATATAACTCCACAACCACTAAAACCAGAGTTTAAAACAGCCGCAAATATTTTAATAGAAAACAACGAGTTTGACAAATTTCAATCAGAATGGTTTGAACCATTTATAAAAGGTTTACATTTGACATGGCAACAATGGGCGATTTTTTTAGGTTTAGAAGCTGCAATAGCAGGAAAAGCATCTAAAAGAATCACTACATCATCAGGGCATGGCATAGGCAAGTCTTGTATGACTAGTTTAACTGTAATATGGAGGCTATTCTGCTTTCATAATTCACAAATTGCGTGTACAGCACCAACATCAAGACAGTTATTCGATGTTCTTTGGAAAGAAATATCTATATGGATCAAGAGGATGCCAGAAGGTTGGCAGGGTAAATTCGATTGTCAATCTACTTATATTAGGATGACTGAGGCGCCAGCAAGTTGGTTTGCCAGTGCAAAGACAGCCAAGAAAGATAATACAACTTCTTTAGCTGGAGTTCATGGAGAACATGTTATGGTGCTTGCTGACGAAGCATCAGGCGTTATGAGTGAAGTATTTAATACTATGGAAGGTTCACTTACTGAAAAAGACATATTAGTAATGTTATTTTCCAATCCAACAAATTTAAATGGTTATTTTTATGACTCCCATAATCACCCCAAACTAAAGAAGAGGTGGCAGAGGTTTCAATTTTCTAATATAGATAGCCCGCTTGTTAGAGAAGGTTATAATCAAGATATTATTGATCAGCATGGAGAAAACTCTGACGAGTATAAAATTCGTGTTCTTGGTCAATTTCCAAAAGAAGATGCTGCTGATGATGATGGATATGCACCACTTATCCACAAGGAAGATATAAAAGAGATAGATTTTCCTCTTCAGAAAAAAATAAGAGATAATTGGATAGGAACTACTATCATGGGGATAGATCCAGCAGGAGGAGGAACTGATGAAACTGTATGGATCGTAAGAGATCAGTTTAAAGCAGTAATAGCTTTAAAGGAAAAAACATCGGATAAATTTACTATAGCGAATAGGACAAGAACATTAGCTGATATACATAAGGTAAGACCAGAAAACATTTGGCTTGATGGATTTGGAGTAGGAAATGATTCATCAGTTGAATTAGCTAAGGAAAATTTTCATATAAATTCGTTGAATGTAGGGGATGCCTGTAAGAAGGATAAAAATAAAGCATTATATCTTAATCGCCGAGCAGAAGCATTTTGGACATTAAGAAAAGTATTAAAGTCAGGTTTTGAACTTTATAGAGATCCTATATGGAGAGATGAAGCAACTTTTATTCCATATCGTAGAAATGCACGAGGCAAAATTCAGATTATGCCTAAGAAAGATCTTAGGAAGAAATATAGAAGATCACCGGATACATTTGATGCTTTAATGCTTACATTTTTAAATCCATATTCAGGTATGGAAGTTAAAACATTTACTAATAGACAGAGAAAAACAGCAGAAGAGCAATCTAATAATAATTCCACATCTATTAAAAGAACATCAAATAATCTAAATTCAGTAATATAAATATGAAATTATCTAAAAATTCACCAATACTTAAAAATAAAGAGGAGTTAGAAAATAAATCTAACATCGAAACATTAATATATACTCCGGAACAACAAAAGAGACACGGGTTATTTATTCAAATGTGTAAAGATGCTAAAGAACAACGTGATCAGACTTATCAAGAATTTGATGATATGACTTATGAACAGGATTATTATACTAATAAGTTGGCTGCAATGACGTATCTTCGACCGAAGATTAATGATGATGAGATTAGGATTGTTACTGGAACTACTGAAAAGAAGCTCGAAGTTCTCTCTAACGAAGTTCTTTCAATGAATTTAGAGGCGGAAGCTTTAGCTTATGACGATGCTGATAATGAATTAAAGAATTTGGGTCAAGATATGATGGATATTGTTAAAAGGACGGATGACATGGAAAAGGATGATGATTTTTGGCAATCATGGTTGAGAGAAACGATTACACAGCGGGCTTCTTTCTTTGAGGAAGTTGATGAATATAGGATATTTAATTATAGAAATCCAGTAAAAATGAGTCCAGATGGTTATAAGAAAGATTTAAAATCAAGCTCAAAACAAAAAATTCATCATAAAGCAAGAAAGGTATTAATAAGTGGATTAAGAGTTTATTTAGGAGATATGCAAATTCCAGCAAGGAATTTTCAAACTGATCAACCTTATATCGTTGTATATTCACAACGATCATATACTGCAACTAAACAGATTTATCAAAACTGGTCACGATGGGATCATGTTAAACCAGGAACACAAAGTGATAAAAATGCATCAGACTATTATAGAATGAATGAAGTTAGAGATAATATGGTTGAAGAGGTTAGGATTATTGATCCAGTTAATAATGAATATTATGTTATTTTGAATGGTGTAGGAATGATGGAAGAAAGTACTCCTTTATGGTATGAAGTGTTGCCGAATAGAATGTATACATTTAATATGACTACTATTAAAGAAAATGATACTGATTCTGCGTATGGAAAATCACCAGTTGCATCTGCTAAGACTCTTCAAGCTTTAAAAGATGAGATAATGAGAAATTTAGTTAAGAAATTCAGACAAGCCATTGAGCCTGCATTGGGTATAAGTTCAGATTCTGGAAAGAATATTTCAAGAGATGTGTTTCAAGAAGGTGCTGTTACACAAGGTATTGATAAGGAAGATGTGTTTTTGATAAATCCAGACAATAAAGGAATTACGCAAGCAGAGTTTAATATGCACAATCTTATTGATAAAGAGACTGAAAGATTTATTGGAGTAGGAAGTTTAGGAGAAGGAATTGAAGGTAATGGTGAACAGACTGCAACTGAAATACAACAATTACAAACGAATGCTATTAAAAATTTAGGTCATATCGTAGCGGCTTATATGAGAGCGAAGAGAGATGCTCCATATTTAAGGATTTATAATATATTAGAAAATTTTACATCACCAGTTAAAAAACATTTAAATCCAGGTACTGAAGTTATTCAAGACGTATTTAATAAGTTTACGAATAGTAATGCAATGTTTTCTGATGGGAAGAGGGGTAAAAAGATTATTCAGTTTACAGATAGACCGATGGAGCGAGTAGAAAAAGAGGCTGTATTTGAATTTGAACGGGCAGAGGAAAAAGCAGGAAGACCTACAAGATTTCGAGCGATTAATTTAAAAATGTTATCACATATTAATGTATTTTGGCATATTGTTGTAACTCAACAAAGAAGAGAAGGTTCTGCATTAAATAGGATAATGTTTAAAGATGAGTTAGATCAAGCAGTAGCTATTGGACAAATTACTGGAAGACAAATTAATTCTAATAAGATTGTTGATGAATTTGAATATAGATGGCAAGTTAAAGATTTCTTTCAAGAAGAAAATAATCAACAAACTAATAATCAGCAACCAACGGATGAACAAAATGAATTATCTAAACAAGTTGCTGGAGCAAGATCATTGGTAGGTTCACAAATGACTGAAGGAGCAAGGGGAGCAAAACAAAGACCATCATTAACAGAAACAGCTAAACAATAATATATGATATTTAAAACAAATAAAAAATTAAAGGAGCAGGCAGTTATAATTAATAACGCAAAGCAGGCTAATTTAATGATAAGAAAAGACTACGAAGATTTATTAGATATGTCTACATCAGAAAGAGTTGTTACTGATGTTATTGGAGAAGGCTTAACTTACTACGATTATCAATCATTACCGGTAAATGAAAGAAGAAATTATTATAGACTAGCACAGGAATTTTTGAAAAGTGAATTTGTAAAGAATGAGAGTAAGGAATTAACGGCAGGAATGATAGGGGTTATAGCAATGAATTCGAAAGACTTTGATGAAGTTAAAGATATAAGAATGACAATCAATGGTTTACAATTATTGAAAGAGAGAGCCAGCAGAATAGAAAATCCAGATGCAACTGAAAAGGCAACTAGAAACAATATTCATAGCGCATTATGATATTTATGACACTTCTAAAGAAGTATCATACAAATTTAAAAATTAATTACACTTTCAGCTGGCTAGGGGCTTGCAAGACTTAGTGAACATAAAGTGTACAAAAAAACTATGCCAGAAATGGTTACTTTGGAAGACGGAACAGAAAAAGAAGTCTATACCAAAGAAGAAGTCGAAGGACTTCAAAAAGGATCAGATAAAAACAAAGACAGGAAAGAAGAACTTTCAAAATTAAGAACAACATTAAAACTTGGCGAAGAAGATAATATTCTTGATGTTGCAGAAGATTTAGCTAATTCAAATTTTGCTAAATTCAAAGCAAAACACAAAGCATTAGAAAAGGATGCAAAAGCAAACGGAAAGGAATTTGATGAGAACGGAGATTTAATTACAGGTGCAGTGAATTTAACTTCAGAAGATGTTAATAAAGCAGTACAGGAAGGTATTAAAAATGAGATGTCCAGTACTAGAGAAGAAGAAGCTTTAGCCTCTTTTGATGGAGAGGAAAAAAAACTTGTTAAACACTTTTTGGATAAACTTCAAGCTGTGGATAATAATTTCGATGAAAATTTTCAAATAGCTGTTCAGAAGGCTTTCCCTGATAGTAAGGTTGATAGTGTAAAGCAATCAATAGGTGCTGGAGTTGGAGGTTCATTTCCTAAGAAAGAAGTTAAAGACTCTTTTGCAAAGTCGAGCAAAGGATTAGAAGCTATGCAAAATATGGCTCCAGTAGGTATGGAGGTAAAAATTGTAAATGGAGTAATTAAATATGTAAAGAAATAAATATATGACACAAGATATTAAAAAACCAATAAGCGAGGAAGAAAAAGTAGAAGTACCAAAAAGCTTGTTAGAGCAGATGCAAAAAGACATGGATGATATGAAAAAACAGCTTGAGGACGATGAATATATTACTGAAGACGATGAGGTAAAAGATCATACAATGAGAATGAGAGAGTTTGAAGATAAGCTTTGTATAGGAGTTAATAAAGAAAAAGGTACTTGGTTAGAATATGATAAAAATAGGAGAGAAGATAAAATAATGCAAGAGATTATATTATTGAATTTAGAGACAGGAACTGAAACTGTTAAAAAAATTGAGTGTTCCTTTTTTGCGAATAACTCCAAGGAAATTACTGTAAAAATATTGAAAATAAATTCTAAAGAAAATAAACAACCAACTGGTAAAACTGCAGCCGAACCTACTTTGGATGATAATATGAAAATATTGAATAATGGGAAAAGAGCTAAATTGTTTGTAACTAATATTATTGAAACTGTCGATGTTCAATTACCAAATGGGAAAGAAATAAATCTTGATATTAATTTTTTAAACATTTAATAATATGACTGAAGAAAAAAATTCAATCCCATTAAAACATTCTAAATTAGCTAAGGATTTATTGAAAATTGTAGCACAATCAGATATAAGACTCGGAGATATTCCGACTGATGAAGAAGGTAAAAATAAAATGGCTATAATAGT